GGAACAATTTGAGCAAGTTCCTTGATTGATAAGTTGTATGATCTTGTAACTAAGGCGGTGTCGTTGACCGGCAATAATTGGCAAGTGATATTTGCCAATCAAAATGTTCCGCGTCTAGTTAAACCTTATGTTCAGTTGAACGTTACCAACATTGATATTCCTGATCATATGTATTATTCGCCGCCAGATGAAACTGGTGGAGTAACAATTTCAGGTTGGCGTAAGGCCACCGCTGAGATACAGCTATATCATGGTATCAATTCGCTATCTGCCATTAGCACTTTGGCTATGGTTCTACAATCGCCAACTATGCTTGATTATCAAGCTGGGATAGATTGTGCTATTGGACAACGTCTATTCATTGGTTATGTTCCAGAGTTATTGAACCTTTCGCAATGGGAAGGCAGGGGCATCTACCATTTTGAATTCTTCTATACAGAAAGCATAAATGATAATGCAGGATTGATAGATACGGTAATACTTCACGGTAGTTATATCGGTGGTGCCAGCGATCCTGATATCTATAAGATATTCGATCCTGAACCGATAACTGCTGTAATAGTTTGTGACGAAACCATCCCAGGTCCAAATGCGCCAGGAGCAGGCACCGATTGGGATGCTGATGAAACCCCCTGGGATAAGAACGAAGTCACCAAATGGGATTAACGCGTTTTTCGCTCGCGTGGCAAGCGAAAATTTAGGGGAGTATGTGTCACGGCCAATATCGACCGGATTGTTAATGTTACTATCTCACTACAAACCGCTTCTATTGCTCAACAGACCTTTTCTGATTTGTTGTTGTATGGTGTATTCACGCCCATTGGTGCTGCTAAGGTAGGCATCATTACTAGCATTGGTGATCTTGCTGCTTATGGCGTGACTTCTACAATGCCAATATATAAAGCAGCATCAGTATTCTTTTCACAGATACCGCATCCACCACAACTATACATTGGTCTGTCTACTGGCGCGGCCAATCCATCTGCTGATCTTGATGCGATTAAAGCTGAGAATAATAACTGGTATGCGTTCTGCAATGTGCTACATGATGAGACTAAAGTTGTGCAAGCAGCACAATGGGCAGAAGCTAATGAGAAACTATTTGTTACAGTATTGTCCAATGTATTGAACTCTAGTCCTGCTGCTACTGATACTACATCTACTGGCCACTTGCTTATGGCAGGAAACTATTTCCGAACTGCTTGGTGGTATGATACCAACGTTGGTGACTTTCCTGATGTAGCAATTGCTAGCAAAAGTTTCACTAAAAATCCTGGTAGTGAGACTTGGGCCAATCAACGATTGAGCGCTGTGCCTTACATTAATACCACAGAAACATTAGCGCAAAATGTTTTTGATAAAAATGGCAATACCTTTGAACCGTTCCGTAATATTTCAATAACACAGAATGGCAAAGTTGCTGGTGGTGAATGGATTGATGTTATTCGATTTAGAGACTGGCTTTGTGAAGAAATTAAAGTCACTATCTTCCAGCAACTTATTGATCATCGTATCCCTTACACTGATCCTGGGATTGCCATTATTCGTAGCAGGCTTGTTGAAGCTCTTGATTTTGGCGTCGAACGTGGCGGAATAGCGCCACCAGAAGCAGATGCTGATGGTAATTTCATTCCCAGTTATACTGTAACTGTTCCATTGAGTTCAAGCATTTCTGCTAATCAAAAAGCCAGTCGTGTTCTACAAGATATTTACTTTACAGCTAGACTAGCAGGAGCAATTCACGCAGTTATTATAACTGGAGCTTTAACTTACGAGAGCCTTCCTGTAGCTACCGTTCCTGTTATTGCATAAGGAGAAAATGAATGCCTGGCGTTAAAACGTATAATCCATCGCGTGTTGTAGTAGTGATGAACGGGTTTTCAATATCTGGTTTTGCAGATGGAACCTTTGTTAATATCACTATGCAGAATGATGGCATAACTTCGCAGGTTGGTGCTGATGGAGAAATTGCTAGAGCCATTAGCACAGATCGCAGATGCACAGTAACAATTACTTTACAGCAGACTAGCCCTGCTAATGATTTCCTTTCAGGAATGTTTAGCATGGATGTATTGACTTGTGGTGGATTACTTGGGCCGTTGCTTATTCAAGACTTGTGCGGAGAAACTATCTTTCAAGCATCTAAGGCTTGGGTAGTAAAGCCCGCTGATGTTGAGTTTGGAAAAGAGATAATGACTCGTGCCTGGCAGATTGAAACTGCACCTCCATCTATTTATGTTGTGGGTGGTAACGCTATATCAGCTAATTAAGGGAGGCGCCGAGAACGTGGCTGCTAGACATGAATTTGAATTAGATAACGGCAACAAATTTTACATACGCCGTTTTGATCCATTCTTATCCCTCAGTGTATTAGGCGAAGTTCAAAAGAAATTCTTGCCTCCATTGGCTTCATTAATGGAGTCCAATGATCCTAATAATCCTGGTGAAGAGCGAATGAAGGCTGCTATGCAAGCAATGGAAACTATCTCCAGAAACTTGGATGGCCCTTCATTGGTGGGTTTAGTTAAGCTGGTATTGAATAAAGAATACGTTTCTGTTTCTATTAACGGTGATGCCCCTAGACAATTGGATGAAGGTGCTATTAATCTGGCTTGCGATGATGTTTTTGAATTGATTAGTTTGGTTATAGAAGTATTGAGGTTCAATTATGAAAAACTTTTTACGCAAGGCAGAACCCTTATTGGACAGGCAACGCCCCGAGTGGCGAACCAATAGGCATTCTGCGAGAAGATTTTGTTGATGAATTGTTTATCTGGCGACCAATACTTGAAGGTTTAGTAACAATATCTGAAGTGAAGAATGGAGATGTTGACATAGTTGATTTGCTAAAATTGAATGCGCTCATGGATATGCGGGCTGCTGCTGAGCATCGTGAAATTACTCGCGCCAGGAGCAGCAAGTAATGGCTATTGTTCGCGAACTAACTACTCTGCTGGATTTTCGTGTTGATGAAAAGGGATTAAATCAATACGAGGCAGCAGCCAATAAACTCAAAGAAATTGGTATTGGTCTAGGCAAACTATTCGGAATTGTATTTGCCGCCAGTAAGATATTTGAATTGGCTGATGGTCTTGTTCATGCCGGTAAAGAAGCTAATATTCTAGTTTATCAATTGACTAGAATGGCGCGTGCGGGAGATGATATTAATGAAGTTCAAAAACAATTATTTCAAACAGCACAAGATACTGGTATTGAATATACCCAAGCGCTAGAAACATACAAAGAGTTTCTTAATGAAAGTAAAGAACTCAATGTTAGTCAAGATCAACTATTAAAAACTACAAGTAATATCTTCAAAGCATTGCGACTAGGCGCCGCTAGTCCAGAAGCCATACATGCAACTATGGCTACGTTTGAACGTTCATTCCGTATGGGAAGAATGGGCAGACGTCAATTTGGTATGTTAACAGATCAAGCTCCAGAATTAGTAAATGCATTATCAGATGCACTTGGTAAGACTAGAGAACAACTAGATGAAATGGCAAAGGCTGGAGATCTTACTGCTAAAGTATTAATTGATGGATTAGGCAGAGTTCTACCTAAGCTTGATAAGGATTTTGCAGCTAGACCACGCAAGTTAGGTGAAGCATTTAATTATGCGTGGAATGCTGCAGTTAAATTGTCGATGCAGTTATGGAAACTGTTGTCGGCAAATAGTCAAGTTGCGAAAGGAATCATTTGGTTAACCGATCAAGTAGTTAAAGGCTTAACCGCAATGACCACTGCTCTTGGTGGCATTGAAAATGTTTTGCGAATACTTGAAATTACTATTGGAGTTGTGTTTGGGCCTAAACTATTTATGATGCTTGCCAGAGCTATTGCTGGAATGAATCTTTTTTCTGTAGCGACTTTGAAAGCTGCTGCTAGTTGGGCAGTTTTTGGTCTCGCTATAATAGCAGCAGTTGCTATTATTGAGGATTTGATTGGTTGGATTTCCGGTAAGAAATCTGTTATAGGCGATTTACTAGGTAATTTTGAAGATGTAATGGCATTCTTGAAAAAATCATTTGCTAGTGATGATTTCTTTGCTGGATTTAGAGGATTGGTAAAATTATTTCAAGGCGATTTCAAAGGCGCTTTGGAAGAGTTTAAAATATCATTAGGTGATGTAAACGGCTTACTTGGAGATATGCTTTTAATTGTTATTGCGCTAACTGCTGGATTTGTAGTTTGGAGAGCATTGAAATTTTTTGGTCTTATAACAGCAATAACAGGAGTTGTTGGTGCAGTAACTAAAGTTGGCACTGCTGCGGTAGTTGCGACTAGCTCTCTTGAGGCTTTGAATTTAGTTTCTCTTACTGGATTAGCGGGTGGCCTGGGAGTTATATCAGGGGCGCTTGCTTTTATTGCAGCAGGACTTGGTATTGGTGCCATATCTGGTGCGATGAATGCACCAATGGTTGATGAATATGGCAGAGTCGTAGGCACTTGGGGAGGACAACCATTAACACCAACAGTAACTCCTGGCCAAGTAACTGGCCAAACCGCACCAGGAGTAGGATCAGTTACTACTGGAGATCAAAATAATACTGTTAATCAAACGAATAATGTTACGGTAAATGCCACTGATCCTGATGCTGCTGCTGGTGCTTTAACTAAAGTATTTGACACCGCTGCTAAAACAGCACTAGATGCTCTGGCTAGACAAGCTAGAAATGCTGCGCCGAGAACAGAGGCGCCAGCGCAATGAGTGGATTAATTGGTCTTGGCGGGCAAGCGGTTAATTTAGGTAGCACAGTCTATTCGATGTTCTTTGCGGATAATAAGAAAAGTGAAATTGGGGTTATTGCTCTTGATGTTCTAGTCTCGGAAAATCTCAAACTGCCATCTGATGTAACCAAGTATCCTGTTGAAACTGGTGGAGAAGAAATATCAGATCACATTACTCAAGGCAATGAAGAACTATCCATTACTGGATCAATAGCATCTTCATCTAGTGAACTATTTGCTTTTTCATTTGCACCTTGCACTTCTAAATTTATTGATGCTATTAGCAAGTTGCGATCTATGCACAAAGATCGCCAGCCAATAACTGTAATAACAGGTCTAGGCAAATATGAAGATATGGCGTTTACTAGTTTGTCAATTATTCGCAGCAATAGCGGTAAAGATGGTGGTTGGTTAACTATCAATGCTGATCTAAGACATATCAAAAAGGTTTCTCTCAAGCAAGCCGATATGCCAGAGGATAAGTCAGCTTCAGATACAAAAGGCAAGACAGGTAAAACAGAAAAATCTACTGGTCAAAGTGGCAATGCCGATAAACCGCCAAGTAAGGATGCTGAAACAATCACTCGCAAAGTAGTTAGAGAACAACTTGGCATTGATACTTCAAAAAGCAGACCACTTATTGGTGCTGGTGGTGTAATAAATCCATGAATGTTCTTGCTGTATCCGATCTTAATAGTCAAGCGATAGAAGCCATTCTTGATGATGAATTGTATTACATCATACTTGATTGGAATGATAGTGGACAATATTGGGAAATAGGAGTGCGCAATTCAGCTTATCAAACATTGGTAGATGGCATCTCTATGGTGCCCAACTATTTGTTATTTTATCAATTCAAATATGCTGATTTATTCAAAGGCGATTTACTTGCTGCTTGCCCTAACTTTGGCAATGGACCTATACCGCGCGATGGATTTACTTCTGGAGTTTGGGAATTGATTTATATTCCATATGCTGAATTGTTGGCGCTAAATGTTATTTGATAGAGTATATCGTTTGTTGGTTGGTAAAGGCAAAGCAGGAGTGGAAATTACTGACTTGCGAATCAATTTCAGTATTCAAAAGACTGCTGATAAAAATCCCAATACGAATAAAATACAAGTATGGAACTTGCTTAGCACTACAAGGAAACAACTAGAACAACCTGATACGAGATGCTTACTGTATGCTGGATATGCTGAAGATGCTGGCCCGTTAATGATATTTTCTGGTGGAGTAACCCATGCCTGGACTAAGTTTGATGGACCTAATGTGGTTACCGAATTTGAACTCGGTGATGGCGCCCAAGAGATACGTGACACGGCTGTTTCTTTTAGTTATGGAAAGGGCGTCAAATCAACTCAAATTCTTAATGATGTGGCCGGTAAGATGGGGTTGCCGTTAACATTGGCAAGTAATACGCCAGAACGTCAATGGCAAAATGGTCTGTCTCACCACGGCTCGGCCAGGAGTCTACTTGATAAAGTTACTAAAGGAACCAAACTTGAATGGTCAATTCAAAATGGTAATTTACAAGTTATAGAAAAAGGCATGGTTACCACTAGACAAGGCATTCAAATTGATGCTGATTCTGGTATGGTAGGTTATGCTGAACGCGAGAGAGAAACTAAAGCTGAAACCAAACCCAAGAAGAAGGGTGATGGTAAAGCGGTAGAAAAGGATTGGAATGGATGGAAAGTAAAAACATTGTTGATGCCCATGCTTAATCCTGGCGATAGAGTGTTGTTAAAATCTCGTGCTGTAGAAGGTATCTTTCGTATTGAAGAATTAACCCATACTGGTGACAATTGGGATGGCGATTGGCAAACAGAATTGAAGTTAGTTGATCCTGCGAAACCACTTGGCAAAAAGAAATCCACCAAAGGCGGCAAAGCAACTAGAGGTTCTGGTAGTGGAGGTCATGACAATGTTTCTCCTGACGATA